AAGGAGCGGCGACCCCGCCAGGGTCGAACTTGGCTTGCCTACCATGCACCGCGAGCCTGCCTGTCCTGTCCACGAAGACGTTACTGACGCCTGGAAAATCACTGTCGGCGGCCTCCTGTATCGGGACCATCGCGGACTCGCCGCGGCTGTAGACAGCCTCGTACAGATCCACGTTGCCGGAGAACACCACGTAGAACTCGGGGGGAATGTTGGCGTTGCCGAGCACCTGGATGATCCGGTCGTCCATGTGCGCGTTGTCGAAGAACACCTGGCCGACGGAGGCGTCGGGTGGCGGGTCGCCGAACGACGGCGTCGACGACACGTCCGGCCACATCTTGACCGCGTTGATGATCTCGAAGATGTCTACGAGGGTGATCGTGAGCCGGTTGACTTGCTGGGACGGGTCGAAGCTGTAGTCGAGCTCCTCGACGAACCCGCGGAACCTCGTCACCCATGCATCCGTGATGGGGTTGTAGCGGCCGATCATGGCCTGGAGCAGCGGCTCTATCTGGCCGTAGAACGGGCCGTCCGGGTTGGTAGGGTCGAGGATCCCGTCGGTGTCGCTGATCTGGATGGTGGCGCGGCCGACGTCGGTGCGGTCGAGCTCGTAGCTGCGGCCACGGTCGATCGTGTAGCTGGTCAAAAGGGACGGCCATGCGTCGATCCTCGTCCAGTCCGGGAAAGGTTCCAGGGTGTCCTCCCCGAACGCGATCAGGAACCTCCCGACCGGCTGCTCACCGGGGGCGAGGGAGTCCTCGAGGAGCAGCCCGCCCGTTGTTTCCAACAGGACATGGCCGCTGGTTTCAAGGCCGACATACTTCGCCATCGGTCACGGCCCGCGGCGGGTGTGGGCACGACTCTTCGACCGTTTCACGAGGTCGTTCTCGAGCTGCCGCATGTTCGTCGCCGACGAATGAAAGTTGTGGATGTTGATCTGCGTGCCGCCGGCCGCGGAGAAGTCCCGGGTTCTGCCGGGAGGAAGCACACCGCCCGGCCCCATCTGCGTCAGCCCCTGCCTGAGCCTCGCCGTTTGCGCCGGCGACAGGTCGAGGCCGAGCCCGGCGATGAACCTGGCCGACGACATGTGACGCCACCGGGTCTGATCACCGCGGCGCTGAGCGGTGAGGTCACGGGATTCTTTCTCCGTTTCGCGCTTGTTCGTTTCACGGATGGCCTGGCGGGTCTGCCACAGATCTCGCACCAGGTCCAGGCTGCGGCCCTCCTTCTTGATGCGGGCCAGCAGGTTCTGCTCGAGCCGTTTGTAAGCGTTGAGCTCGTCGGCGGTGCCCTCGGTCGCCAAGGCGCGTTCTATCGCGAAGTCGAGCCCTCCCCTCCGCTGCTCGGCTGCTGCTGCTGCCGCCTGTTTACGGGCGGCGGCGATCTGGGCGTTCTTGTCCTTGATCGCCAGTTCGACCGCCAACTGCTGCTGCTTCAGCGCCAGCGTCGCACCCTGGGTAGCGATGATCTGCCGCACCCCCGACAGTTGCGCCTTCAGCTGTTTGAGGTCGTCCTGGAGCGTGTCGGTGAGTGCTGTCCGGTCGACCGCAAGCTGGAGCCGGTCGAGCAGCGCCTGCTGCGCCGTCGCTCTCCGCTCCTTCGCGGCCTCGGCGGCAGCCTTGGCGGCGTCCGCTGATTCCTGCGCGAGTTGCGCCCGGTCGCCGCGTGCCTCCCGTTGCACCTGGCGCAGCTGATCCTCCAGGGTGAGTTTCCGTGTGATGTCCTTGGTGGCGGCGATCCGTTGGGTGATCAGCCCGGCGATCTGCTCGAGCGCCGCGATCTGGCCTCTCAGTCCGGGGATGTCCTGGACGAGGTCGCGCTGCCGGCCGATCATCGCGTCGAACCACTTGTTCCGCTGCTCCGCAGCCCTCGTCGCCAACACTGCGAGTGCATGAGCCGACTGGCCGGCCCGTCCTCCGCCGGACGTGCCGAAAGCGCCAGGCACGAAATTGCCGCCGCCGCCGCTGTCTCCGCCGCCGCCGAAGTCGCCGTTGCGGCCTCGGCCGAGCCCGCTGATGATGCCGGGCAGCGCGAACCCGGGGAAGACCCCGGTCGCGGCGCCCTTCAACACTTTGCCGAGGAACCCGCCGTCCGGGATCTTGATGTTCTTGGCTTTCTGCATCAGCGCGACGATGATCGTGAGCTGGTCGGCGAGATTCGCCAGCGCCTCCGACAACGGGCCGCCTGCCTGCTCGGCGAGGTTCTCCCACGCCACCGCGAGTTTCTCGGATGATCCTGTTGCGGAGTCGGCGTACACCCGGGCGGAGCCGGCGTACCTTTTCTGCAAAATGTCGAGTGCCTGCGCGGCGGTGGCGTTCTTGTCGATGTTGATACCGGCCCGACGCAACGCACCGATCTGCCCCATCGCCGCCTTGTTCACAAGCTGGGTCGCGGACGCGAGGTCGATGTAGCGGCGGCGAGCAACATCAGCGGCGAGCTCGGTCAGCTCGAACGACCTGGCCACGTTCTTCTGGCCGATGACGAACACCTGGAACGACTGCAGCACGGCTTCGTCGTCGAACGCGGACGCCTCCGAGATCCTTTTCGACGACGCCTCGATCGTCGCCGCGTACTTCTCCCATGACAGCCCTGCATCCGACACGGCAACGCTGGTCTGCCCGAGGATCACCTCGGCGTTGCGTGAAGCATCGACGAACTGTTTCGCGAGGACGAGCGCCCCGGCACCTGCGATGGGGCCGCCGGTCCTGGCGAGGGCGCCCATCCGGGACTGGAACGTTTTCGTCTGTCGTTCCGCATCCCTGAACGCCCGCGACAGTTTGGTAGTGCTGCCGACGATGTCGATGACGAGACGCGGCATCAGGGCATCCTGTTGAAGCGGGCGCATTCACGGTCGACGATCCGTTCGATGTCACGGACCGCGCCCGCCTGGTGGTAGTACAGCGCCGGCTCCATCACCCGGGCCATCATCAGATCCGAGAACTCGGGCCGCTTATGTTTCGGGGTTCTCGTGCCTCGTTTCCGCGGCACCACATACACGCCGGCCTGGGTGACCCCGACCCGCATCCTCGACCAGCCGACCGTCATGTTGCGAACCCGGGCTATCGCCAGTTCCTGCGCGGTCGCACGGACAGGTTCGGCTGCCTGCCGGATCTCTTTCCGCACACCGAGGCGGATGGCCTTCTCGGCGTGTTTCAGATCGGCGATTACGGCGCGGTAGCCGAGCACCTCGGCCATCAGGTGAGCGCCCCGATCTGGGCGAGCTGCTCGAACAGGAGGGCGCAGTCGAGCATCTGCATCGGTGTCAGCTCACCGACATCGCCGGGTCGGATTCCGAAATACCCAAGGGCAGGGGTCCAGTAGGTGCTGGGGGGCTTTCCGAGGTCTCCGTAATGGTCGTCGAACCGTGACCAGTGGAGCTCCCGTTCGAGCTTGTCCTTGACGGAGGAGGGCCGGCATCACCCTCGTAGACCTCGTCGCGTTCGCCGACCTCGATCGTGATCGCTGTGCCGAACGGCGCATCCTGGAACTTCTCCAGCACCGCCGGCACCTCCCTGTTCTCGATCCTGTCGTTGCGGCGCAACGCGATCACGGCCAGCACCGCGATGAACTCCGGGTCACCCAGCCAGTCCTCACCCAACGTGGCGGGCAGGTAGCCGGCGTGTTTCTTGATCCAGCCCCACTCACGGGTTGTCAAGGGCTGCTCGAGAATGTCGATCTCGTAGCGTCCGTCGTAGGGGCGAACACCCGTGACTGTGACCCAGTCGCCCATCTATGCGGCCGGTGTGGTGAAGAACTGCAACCCGTCCTCGTCGGCGGCGTTGAACGTGACCTCGAACGTGTCGACGTCGCCTCTCGTGCCGCCGGGCCCGTAGCTGTAGAGCTGGACGTTGCCGCGGAGCTCCGGGTTCGACGCGGACGCGACCGCGGTCTGATCCGGACGCCACGCGAACTCGACGATCTCGCGGTCCTTATGGATCGGGTACAGGGTGGCATGCACCTCGCCGGTGCCGTAAGAACCGAAGAACTCGACCGCGACTGACTGCTCCGTCGGGCCGGGCAGATACTCGTTCGCACCGGTCGCCGAGAACCCGCTGACGTCTACGCGTTCGTGCTCCGACGAGAACCTGACGGAGCGGGCGAAGTTGGAGAGGTCGACGCTGTCGACCTCGACTGAGTCTTTGAGGGCGATCCGTTTACTCATCGGCCTCCTCCTCCTTTTTCGTTGGGGTGTTGCGTTTCACGACCCGGATGGAGCCGCGTTCTTTCGCACGGCGTTCCTGCTCCTCCGTCAGGTCGGCGTTGAACTCCTCACCCGGGGCGTAGCCGCGGAAATACGTAGAGCCGACCACCTTGTAAGTCGTTTTCATCCGGGCATCACCGCCGTCGTGATCACCTGGACCCGCCACTCCACACCGACCAACCGGCCGCCCGTCTGGGCATCCTCGACGTATTCGGTGAATCCGGACACGCCCTCGTCGACGACAGCCAGGGACTGCACCACACCGGCCAGGGTCTGATCGTCCTCGAGTGCGTTCTGCACGGAGCCGGGCCCGGCCGGGTCCAGCATCCGGTACAGCCCCTGTTGGCCGGCGATCGAGTCTGCGAAGGTGGTGCGGGCACGGACGGTGAAAAACACCTGTTTGTCATCGCCGTACCCAGAGCCGGTCTGGAACGGGGTTCCCGGATAGATGTCGATGGACGGTGGCGTCGGGTTGACGTTCAGATACGGGAGGATCTGGAGGTCCGGGATGGTGTCCCGCAACGGTTCCAGGGCGGCAGCCATCGCCTCGACGACCTGTTGCAAACTCATGCGACACCGAACGAGCCCTTCAGCGGCAGCAGCGTGTTCGCATGGCGGCGCCAACTGTTGCGGCCGGTGTAGGACGGCGGCCCCTCACCGCCCAAGGCGACGATCCCGAACGGCGACTGTTCCGCTTTCCAGTGGTCGACGGCCCGTTCCAGACAGACCTGGACAACCAGGGCGGGGTAGGGCGGGAAGAACGGCGCGTCAGGTGCGAGGTACGAGTCGATCTCCGCGGATGAGGCGTTGATCGCGCGGAGCATCGCCGTGGCCTGCGCGGGGGTGGCTGACTGGAGCTGCAGCACCCGGGCGAGCTCGACCACGTCGACGTACTGCGAAACGGTGGGGACGCTGCCGCCCGCGATGTTCTGAACCGGTGTGGTCGGAACGCTGGTGTCGCCGGTCGCGTCCGCGAAAACGACGCGGTACCAGTAGTCGATCGCGGTGCCAAGCTCGGTCGTGAAAGACCGTGTCTGCGGCTGCGACGGGTCGGTGTCGACCGGGCTGAACAGGATCTCCTCCAGCTGGGTGTAGCTGCCGTCATCCGCGGCGGACTCCTGGATCCTGACCCTCGTCCACGGGATACCGTCGTAACGAACCGGCGGCCTGTATCCGACGAACGTGACGACTTCGGCCATGCCTAGCCTCCTGTCCTTGCGATGCCGCCGACACCCGTAAGTGCGAGCTCGCCTTCGCCCTGCCCGGGGACGGTGATGCCGCCGAGCGTTTGGGCGGCGGTGTCGAGGCTGCCCGGGTAGAGCACACCGATCCGGCTCCCGGTCGCGAACGTGATCCAGCCGGCCGGGATCCTCTGCTCGAACACGAACGAGACTTCGTCGAGGACGCCTAGCGTGTCGGCGAACTCGAGTTGCCGCCGGGATGTGAAGTCGATCTGGTCGGTGACGGTGACGGTGTCGGCGAGCGGCCGTGTCCAGCTGGTGCCGGCGGTGGCGGTGAGCTGATCTGCGACCGTGACCGTGTCCGCGACGGTGCGCACATACGTGGACGTGGTTGCGGCGGTGTCGGTGACCGGGACGGTGTCCGCGAGCGGGACGGTCCAGTCGGTGATCCCGGCCGTCTTGACCGGCGACGCCATGTCGGTGAGGGCGACGGTGTCTGCGACGGTGCGTTGAAGCGCCGCCTGGGTTACGGCCGAGTCGGCGGGGGAGACGGTGTCCGCCAGGGCTCGTTGCAAAGCGGCCTGCGACGCGAGCTGGTCGGTGGCCGTGACGGTGTCGGCGACGGTCTGTGTCCGGTCGAACCGGAGCGCGTCGGCTACCGCGACCGTGTCCGTAACAGGCTGGGTGTGGGTGACACCGCCGGTCGTCTTGACCGGGTCGACAAGGTCGGTGAGCGCGAGGGTGTCGGCGATGTGGATCTCTTCGGCCTGCGCGACAACGTCGGTCAGCGCAACCGTGTCCGCGACGGTCAGCGTCTGGTCGAACCTGACCGCGTCGGTGACCGTGACGGTGTCGTTGACTGTGGAGCCCTTGCCTGCCGCGGGGGACGCCAGGTCGGTGAGCCCTACGGTGTCCACGACGGTCTGTGTTACGTCGCGTGCGAGCGCGGTCGCGTCGGCAAGCGACAGGGTGTCTGTGACCGCCTGGGCGATGTTCCTGGCGACCGTTTGCGCGTCGGCGACCGCGACCGTGTCGGGGACGGTGCGGGCGAACGCGGCCTGCGTGGCGACCGAGTCGGCGACCATGACCGTGTCGGGGATGGCGGCGGCCTTGTCGGCAGTCGTTGCGACCGAGTCGGACAGGCTGA